TGAACAGTTAAAGAAAGCACTTAACTGGATGAAAAGTTCTACATTTAGATTAGATGCATTGGGAGAAAGAGTCATAGATGATCCTTTTAAAAAGGAAACATTAGGAGTAAGTCCTTGGGACATACTGATGATGGAGAAAGGAAGACGTTAATCCTCCCTTCTCCTATCAGCACACACAACCCTCACCCACGAAGATCTGTATATCTTTTACACCACATAAATACCTCTGTCAAGCGTTCAATAGCTTTTTCTTTCTCTACAGACTCATCCATGTTCCTTTGTATATACTCCTCTAAAGGGTCTACCTTTTGTGCTACCCCTTTTATGAGATGATACTTTTTATTCTTGATGTATTGTTCTGCCTCTTTGATAATACTCATACTCCGCATGAACCTCCCTGACCACTGATGTCACATATGTCGTGAGTCTCTACGTGTTCATCAAACTCTTCCCCTAGTTTCTCAACTGCTTCACTGTAAGGTACAGATGTAAGCGGCTGACCACCACGACTGCCATCAGGGTAGCACGTAAACCCACGTAGCCTGTGAGCGTAGCTTGCTAATGTATAAGCAAAGTCACGTACTGTATCTTCGTTGTTGAGTTTACTACCCCAAGCAGTAAGATTAATTGTAGAACTAATACTCATGTCTACATAGTCTTGTACGTCAGCTTGAAACTTTATTCTTCTTTCGTAGTCTGAAGCTAAGTCTAACGCACTCTCTACTTGTTCTGGGTCTGTACCGTACAGATCAATGAGTTCTTGTGCAGCACTATCGACTACATATTGATATACCCATCGTGTATTCCCTTTAAGATATCTCCTCTTATATGCCACAGCAAAGATAGGCTCAATGCCTGTTGATGTACCAGCTAGTATGCCGATAGATCCTGTAGGTGCTATAGCTCTATTCGCTACTGGTTTGGTAATAGATAACTTCTCTGAGAACTCCTTAGAGACTTTATCAGACTCTCCCCTATATACTGAAAGCCACTGGTGTAACTCAGGAGTGACCTCATATTTGTATCCTTTTTTTATGAGCCACTCGTGTACACCCATGAAGCCTAGACCTAATCTACGGTTCTTGGCTCTCACTTGATAAACCTTATCGTAAGGTAGCTGTGCCTTTAATGTCCCACAGATAAGGAACATAGTGGCTAGACGTACAACATCCTTTAGCTCAGTAAGAGTTTCGATGCGTCCAAAGTTCAGTGAACCCAAGTTACATACATCACTGTCGTCTGCACTTGTTACTTCAGTACAAGCATTACGTAGTGTCTCATTTTCTTTATCAAAAAAGTTAAAAGAGAATCCGGGTTCGGCTGTCTTCATTGCTTGTTTAACATTAGCCTCAAACGTAAGGCCAACTGCACCAGTTTCGTAGTAGTTAAGTAGCCAATCCGTATCGTAGTTAACTGAGACATTAGTCATGTCAAGGGGTGCAGGGAAGTTAAAATCTTCTTGCTTTATATCCCAGAGAGTTTTACCTGTACTACCTACAGGCATTGATGCCCAATCTTTTGCTACCAAGAACTTATTTATGTCAGGATGTCGCCAGTTAAGACTAGCGTAGATAGCTGATCTTCTACTGCCACCTTGCATCACCCTTCTCCCAATCTCATTTATCATATTCATCTTAGGTATAGGACCAGATGCTTCGCCACCTGTCCTCTGTATTGGTGCGCCTTCTCCTCTGTAGATAGAGTAGTCTACACCTATACCACCACCTGTCATCAGACAACTCTCTGACTTCCAAGATAGGTTAGCCCAGTCTTCTCGTGTATCTTCTTCAGCTTTGAGTAGGTAACAGTTGTTGAAGAACTTGTTGAGTCTACCTGCGTAGTACAAGTAACGACCACCGGGTATAAACTTCATGTCTCGTATGTATTCTTCTAGCTGCTGTCTCTCTTCTTTCGATAGGTAAGCATCTTGGCTACCTGTTGCGTCAGGAGATTTACATACATCTTCTACAAGAGTGTGAGCTAATGCAGCCCACGTTTCTGCTCCGTCATGTCTGTACTTGTGATTGAATATGTCTTCTGAGAATTTAGATCTCAGCATAGGGTTTAAGTTAGATCTGTATTGCATTATCTGTTGTCTCCGCTTCCTTTAATTTTACCTTGTCTCTTACGATTGTTTAGCTTGTCCATGTTTACTTCTATAACTTCTTTGAGTGAACTCTTATAGGCATTAGCTATAGCTGTAGCGTAGAACACTACGTCACCTAACTCTTTAACCATGTCAGCTTTTGACACAGACTTAGCATCACGTATAGTCTTCTGCATCTTACCTGCAACTTCACCTGCTTCACTCATCAAACCAAATAGATTTTCAAAGAGTCTCTTCTCAGGTGGTGTAATAATCATGTTCTCTACCCACTCACTGTATGCAGTGAACTGATCTAATGTATCGTTTACATCTAACTTACTATCAAAGTACCCCATCTTTTGTAGCTCCTCGTGTGTTACCATATCTTTACCTTTCTTGTATCTTTATACTGTTTATATGTACATCATCTATATCGTAGAATACATCCTCTACGAGTTCTCTTACATCTTGTTCGTGACCACCTTCATACATAGAGAGTATGTTAGCTTCTTCGTCTACTTCTATTCTGAATGTGACACTAAAGGATTTCATAGCACATCTTTCCCTTGTAGCACATTGATACGCATCTCTGCGTAGCGTCTAATCTTTTCTAGATCTGTAATCTCTGACTCTACTGCATCCATACCTTCATATAACTTATGTCCTGCCCTGCTTGCATACTTAATTATATTACCAATCTCAAAAGTAAAACCATTCTGCATTATAAATGTTACTGGCTCTATAGCGTAACGAGTATAGTGAGAGGGTTCTTTTATTATGTCCTCTTCTTTTTTCTTTCCTGATAGATATTTAGGTACATCTACACTCATTTATCTTTCCTTTCAGTCTTTAGTACTATTCGTTTATGTTTAATTAGTTTACCTTTTTCTTTTAACCATGCTTCAGGTATAACCCTGTGAGCATACTTAAAGTTATTCTTCTCACACCAATCTGTATACGTACTCTTAGATCCTTTGTAAAGCTTTGCTTTAGCATTACTAAATATAAATCTAATGTCTAACTCTGGATGCTGTTGTCTTATACAAGTATGCTTGTGCCTATCTTCAGAGTCGAAGATCCCTTTACTTTCTATTATGATTCCGTTGTCTAACAAAAAGTCTGGTGTGTAGGTACGATACCTCAAGTCTTCCCACTCTACTTTAAGTTGCTCGTACCTTACTTCAGTTTGTACCTCTTGTAAGAACGCAGCGATCTGTTTCTCAAGACCGCTACGATACCTGTATGCAATATGCCTACGTGTTTTTACCATCAGACTTCTCAGTGACTGAAGCTAGAGCATCTCTTAAATCACCTAACTTTACTGCTCCTTGTTTTTGTAGAGCCGATAGTACTTCATCAAACAGTTTTACAGCGTTCTGATTAATGGATACCCCATTCACTAACTTCTTTTGTTCGTCAGTTAAACTATCTTCATCATGTTCTACATTATCTAGTGTAAATTTTGTCATGTTACTTCCTTTTCTATTTGTACATAATCTATCATTGGTTTTTCTCTGGCCTGTGATACTAACGATGGTCGTGTTTGTAAAGTAGGCCAACACTTATGTTTATACGAACAGAAGCCACACTCAGTTGTAAGCTTCTTGTTACCTGTAGGTTTCTTGTAGAATGTTTCCTCTATTGCATCAAAGCAACGCTCAAAAGGCTCATCATTATTTATGTAGTCATAAGTTTCTTCAATGTTATCAAGTACTTCTTTAGTATTTACAGATGAAGCATTAACATACTTGAACTGACCAGTACCTTTATTGACTACCCACCAACCACCTACATCTTTGTCTGCTCCTTCAGCATACCCTACAAGTTGAGGTATATAGCCGAAGCTATCTCCTTGCTGTAGTGTTTCTAAGTTCACAAACTTATTGTTGTATGACCAAGGAGATGCAGACTTTATGTCATCAACCTTACCATCTAAGATTAGGTCGTACTCTCCTTGTATTTCTTTATCATCACCTAACTTTAAGGTGACGTTGTTATTGTCTTCAAACTGGACACCAGAAGCCCGAAGTAAACCCTTAAAGACAGCCTCCACTATATCACCTAACAACATGTTAATTAGGAAGTGAGGTGGAAACGGAGTCTTATCTTTAGGGTCATTCTTCTCAAACCAGAGTTGGCACTTAGGACGCCCTACGTTAGACATCCTAAGTTTAAACTCATCTCTAGGCTTCCCGTTGAACTGTTTGTCTAATGCATTAGATACATCTGTTGCTACCTGATCCATAATATCTTTGGATACAGAAGCTTCTCCAGCCATAGCCTTTGCTAAGAAAGAATAGACAGATAGTTCAGCAGGATGTTCCATTATACTGCTGCTCCTTCCACATCTACGAAGTCTGAGTCATCTACTTTATTCTTCACAGTCTTAGCTATGATATCTGACATCTCAGGACTCACTCCTTCTTTGTTTAGGTCAGACCATTGATCTAATACATAGCCGTTAGCCCATGTGATCCAGTCAAAGAAACCTTTCAAAACATCATTATCAGAATCAGATATAGATATCTTATCTCCGACACCAATAACCATTGAAGCATAAGTATTACCTGTTGGTAACGTATGTTCTTCTGCTCCTAGAGACAGGCTATACTGTATAGGCAGAGCATTTAATCTTTGCACTGCTTTTACAGAGGCATCTAGTGCTTTGATACTGTCTCTGTTTTTAATATCTAAGATGAATGGTATATCCTTACCTACATCTGACAGAGCATTACCTTCTGCATCTACTGGATCAGTTAGATTAACTGTACCAAAGACAACCTTAGTTCTCTTTACTTGTCTCATTAATTCTTTAGTAGCTTGAGGTAGCCCTTCCCAATCCTGTACATAACCAGTTGGTCTTCCAATATTGAAGCCACCTATATTATCTTTGAGATCACCTTTTAGATCAATAGAAAGTACAGTCTTTTGCATCTGACTAGATTCACTATCCCAACGTGTCCACTGCTGCCGCATAGCAAACACTCTTATAGTAGGATTAATACTGTAAGCAACTGTTCCGTCACCTAAATCTAGTTTGTATGATCCAGAAGGTATTACTTCTATCTTCATAGACTTACCATCTAAGTCTTTAGAACCCATGATAGCTGAGTGTATCTGAGTTAGTCTAGCTAGACTAGAGGATTTTTTACCACCTTCCCCTACAGATATACCCATCATTTGACTGATGGACATACCATTTTCGGTGGGTACTGTTATTTCTGTAGTCATGTTATCTTACCTTTCATAAGTTATAAGAACTTATAGTTTTACTATATTACGTCTACTGTGTCAAGCCAATTATCACCTATCTTTGCTTCTAATAGCATAGGCACACATAACTTAATGTTATATGCTTCGTGTATAATACTGTCAAGATCTTTATTTAAATCATTTATAATTTGTAGT